CAGTGGTCGCTAACCACTACGAGACTGCGCAAACCAGGAATCCTGGCTCTCACTATTCTTCCTTTCCTACCTCGGATGCCCCAACCCTGTCAAGGGTGCTTGCGCAACCCCCGACAAAATCAGGGGTGAACGAGCGCAATGCTTGCGGAGCAGAGACGAGCATATGGAAAGGGGAGTTTTTCATGAGAACCCCCACCGTACGTTGCAAATTAATACGCCCAATTGACTTGTGGCGCCGCGGATTTGAAGCCGCCCCTAACGTACATCCTGGCCAAGAGACATCTCCCTAGAGGTCCTCAAAACACTTGGAACCATAAAGTTTCAGTTCCTTGAGTACCTCGTCCTCTCTCTTACTTACGTAATCTGCAGGCAGAAAACGTAAGCTCTCTTCTTCTTTACGCGCCGTCACTTTCAAAGACGCCAGTTTACTGAGAAAGGTAAACCGGGACCAGAGCTTCACAGCCCTGTACGCGTAAGTCCGACGTACACAACCAACCGATGGCTTGTATACGTCTCTCTTCTTACCTCCCTCCCGACCGTGCTCCCACTCATGCAGGAACATAGCTAAGGTCTCGTCGGGATCTAGTTGTCTACGGACAGCTAGAAGCAATGTCGAATCCACTTTGGGTGGCTCCGGTAGACAGGTGAAAAGCCTGTTCGACATTGTCCGTTCCCTGCAGAAGGCAGGGTAGGACTTGGGATGAAGCCCAAGCTGGGAGGGTAAGAACCCCCATTTCTTACCGATCCTGGAGCGAATGAAGGCATTCGTCCAGTCAACTGATCCCCGGACCGCAGCTGCGCCGTGCAGCATTCCGGGATAATCGGTAAGAAATCCACCTCTCCGCAAGTGACGAATCTCACGCCACTTGCCCCTTGAATTCCTCAGAAATGCGGTCGAATTGATTTCGGCTATTGTTTCTGATCGAATCGTCTTCAGATCGTTTAACTTGTACCCGCTAGGGTAGGAAGACGCTTCGAGGAAAACGGAGCTAGACACAAGGGTGTCATCACCGTTAACCAGAATTGTCCCTTCTCTCCCGCCAAGCGCCCAAAGCGCTGCAAGATAAGAATGAAGAGACAATAAGGGAAAGGAAAGGTAGCTCCCCATCATCTGCCCATGCAATACTTCCTTCTCCTCTCCACCACAATCAATAAGAGGATGGAGTGACTGGAATGCCCGAAGACATACCGGTCCTGGAATACGGGACTTACGAAGTAAAGTCCCAAGTATTGCCTCTGTCACTTCAAGTGACAGGTTGTCTGTGGCACTCACCAAATCAACCGAGGTTTGGCAAGGGTAAACACAGGCAGATGAGATTACCTTCTCCGTCGGTGGTCCGACAAGACGCCATGGAAGCTTCATAAGATGCGAATCGATGCATTTATGAAGAGGCGCTAGTATTTCGACACTTTCATCATAGATTACTAGTGGTCTACTCTTCCCAGCGCTCATGACCGCCTTGTACCGGGCTCGGACTGGCTCATCGATCGGAATAGATTTGCCAGTCAAGCACTGCCGACGGAAAGATCTTCCCTTCCCCGCAAAGAATAAATCAGCACGAGGCTGATTCATTCGAGCGGATGCGTTAGGAACATGACGCCAAACAAAATCGTCATATTTCCGATCCCATCCGTAAGGGAAGATCTTAGAAACTTCCTTACGCACGAAGCGAAGGTAGTCAGAAGGTGGAGAGGGGGGTATGGAGAAAGCGTTCGCCTCCCAAGACGAACGCTCGGTGTTTGCGCAACGAAGGCAACCTGCAGGCAGGTTGCGCTTAACTGACGCGACGGAATGGGCTAATTCCCATCGCTCGTGTTTGCGCAAACGTTGCAAGGTCGAAAGCCCGTCCGAAGACGGCCTCTGGCGTCGGGGAAACTTGACGCTAGGCCGTATTCGACCTTGCAAAAGAAGAAAAGAGAGGAACTTTGATAGTTCTCCTGATCTTAGATCCGGTAACTCAACGTATGGCAAGCCATACTTGATCCGAATAAGTCTAAGACCATTGGAGATAGTCTCTCTTGTGTCATAGTTGGCCCGAAGGCAACTACGACACGTTTTAACCTCAGAACCAGTGTTGGGTTTAACTGAGGTAGCGGTGTGCTTCCTTGATGGATGTGCACCAGACGTCATCGGAATTAGCTGAAAAGCGTTCGGTCGATGACGGGATCCTTTAACG